GTATTCCACCTCGGTCACGCCCGTGGGCGCAGTCCAGTTACCGGATGCGGTGAAGATTTTGTATTCGGTGAACCCACCGCCGCCAACCTTCACGGCGAGCAGCAAACTCATAATGCCGCTCATGGCTTAACTCACGTTGCCGGTGACAACCACGGCTGAAGAAGATAGAAAGAGCATTGTGGCTACACCACGGGTTGCCAGAGTCATCGTTGCCTTGTCCGCATCCGTGCCAGCGATGTATGCCGTCGTGATGCTCATCGTCAGTGTGACGTTACCGGATGTGTTGTTGTAGATAGAGACAGCGTTGCCTGCACTGAACACATCATTAACGACCGTGATACTGCCGCTGGTTCCGACCGTGACGAACTCGCCGATATCGGAAATGGTAAGCGTATAGGCCGTTGTTTTTTCTGAACCGGCTGACGGGATATCTCTAACATTTCCTGCTGGATCAGAAAGAGTCCCACTACTTACCGTAAGTCCAGCGCCAAAAGTTTGTAGCGCGGTAAAAGTTGTAGCAGTGCCCGGAGCAACATAATCCGTACCAGCGGAAGCCGCTGTAAATGCAGAAGTACCATTCCCTTTTAAAACACCAGTGAGCGTTGTAGCCCCAGTGCCGCCATTAGCGACCGGAAGCGTGCCGGTAACTTGAGTTGCAAGATTAACTGAACCGATAACGGTTTTTAAATTTCCATTAGTATCAAACGTGCCGTCCGTCGTCCAAGTATCGCCAACTTGTAGCGTGACCTTGGCAATGGTGCGAAGGGTGCTGTTGTTGTTGTAGGAAATGGTCAGCGTGACGGCTGCTGTGTCCTTGTTCTCAATGGTGATGGTCTTGATAGTGCGGCGTGTACTAGATGCGGGAGCAGCCACCAACGTGACAGAGTTCGTGCCATTTAAAGCACCATCGGTCGCGCCTTCGGTAAACGTACTGCCATCGTTATCCGCCCATGCCGCAGTGAAGTCTGGGTTAGTGGTTGCTGCCGCGCCAGACATAGCGACGACAATGCTTTTGGTAGTTGCATCAAGTATGAGAATAGCCATGTGTCGTCCTCAAGAAATAAACCAAGCGTAGGCTTCACTGCCTCCACCGCCGCCTGTTGCCGATATCGTGATCGAACCCGGCGCATTGGCAACGCTAATTCCAGTACCGGCTTTGAGCGTATTTAAACTGTAGCCCGTGCCGTTACCCGTGAGCAGTTGGCCGTCAGTGGGGGCTGTCGTGAGTCCCGTACCACCATTGGCAACCGTGACTGGGGTATCCAGCGCAATCGTCGGCCCAGAGATAATGATCCCTGTGCCCGCAGCATAAATCTGCGTAGCCGAGACCTGAACGAAACTGATGCTGGTTGAGCCAAATACGATGACCCCGGTCGTGTTACAGACGTACGTTTCACCGGCTCCGGTGTTACCCGAAGTGATGAAGAACGCATCGCCTGAACCCAAGCCATTCGGATCTTTCAGCGCATAAGTATCCGCATCAGTCGCACGGGTCAGAACCCACGATGTTGATCCATCGCCAACCGTAGTGACCGTGTAAACACCGTTCTCAAACGCATTGGTCTGGTTATAGATCAGGATGCGATCACTGATCGTGGCAGTCGTACCGTCCGGAACAAATGCTTCTAGTGTTCCAGCATTCGTTAGGGTTGCGCCAACACCGTCACCGGGACCGCCCGGTTGGTTATACGTTGCGACGAGATTACCTGTGGTGTTAGGCACCTCATACTTGACCGGCGTGTGGTAAGTGATACCACTGGCTACGAGATCATCAACGTACTGCTTATTGACCGCATCGCCAGCAACAGTGGGAGTTGCAACATCCGTGATCGTGCCGGAGTTCGCACTAATTGTTCCGGACTGCGTGAAGAAGACAGACTTGCCAGCAGGGTAAGTGACAAAGACCTGCTTGGTACCTGCGGAGAACGAGACTTTGTTGCCGCTGTCGCTAGAGGCTAAGACCGTATCACGGGAGAGCGTATCGCCTACGGCAGTGTAGGTACCGATGCCTACTTCCCATTCGGTCGCGCTTTGAGAGGCTATCGTGTAATAGGTTTGGTTCCCGTTACCGACACCTGTCGAAAACGACTGATAGCCGACACTCGCACCGGCAAGCGATATGGTTCCACTACCTGTGGTGGTAGTGGTCTCTAGGACGCGATCCGCAAGTACGAGGGCCATTTAAACCCCCGATCAGGCAATACGGAGAATCGCGGACGTAGAGTTGGCAGTCGGGAACTGGATCGTGAAATTGCCAGCCGTTGACGTTTTGTCGCTGCCAAAATCCAGAACCGCTACAGACGCATTGCTTTGCGTCAGGTTGTAGATCAATGCTCCGCGAGCCGTCAGTGTGGCAGACGGGAACGTCAGATCATCGAAGTCCAACCACGCGGTAGTACCCGTCGAAGTCGGAGCCTGCGAGATCGTGAGCGTCAAACCACCTGCCGGGTAGTTCGTACCCGAAGACGATACTTCGTCCGAAGTGGTATAGGCCGTAGTCGCTGCGCCGAGCGTAGCCGAAGAGGTGTACAGCGCGAGCATGAACACATCAGGGGCTGCAGTGGCGCGGATTACCGACGAACCGAATGCATGGATACCGTCAAGGATTTCTACCTTGAACGAGGTTGTCATTGCTTGGCTTATGGCCATTAGAGGTCTCCAATTAGTTGTGCGATTTCCGCATAGCCCTTGTCACTTAACTTCTTGCATATCGACTTTCGTTCGGCTGCTTGAGCCTCGCGAAGGTACTTTAGCAAATGGTGGTTAAACGCTTCTTTGTTATCCACCGATAGCAATCGATTGGCAGCACGTTCCGCGATCTCTTCGACCGTGTGACCTCGATGATCCGTGGTCTGAACGAATACCTGCCCGAGTTCAGATGTCGCCGTAAAGTTCATGATGTGACCGGAATCCTAGCCTGACCTGAACGATAAGCATCCTGTCTATCCAAGCCATCGCCCAGTCTCTTCAACTGGCCGAGTGCTTCCTGATACTTCTGTTCGTAGTACTGCATCATGTCTGCTTCACCCTTGAGATAGGTGTAAGCCTCACGCAGTGATCCGTAGAGCAGAACAGTTTCAAAGTTGGTGCCGAGCCAAGAGGTTCCGACGTTCACGATTGACGGCGGATAGTAGTAGTACGTCAGTTCCAAGGTGTACGCGAGGTTCGGGGTTGGACCCAGAATCATCGTGTTGTCGTCCCAGATCGCGTAGTACTGGGGCAATCCTTGGGTTCCCACAGTCGTGTAACACTCCCGAATGAAGTTGGTGTCTTTGTTCAGGAGATAAGAATAGACGTTGGTGACAGGGTGAATCGCTGCCAACGAGAATGTCGATAACCAGTCTGAAGGCAATGCCATGTACTGGTTCCCAACTACCGCAGCCGCCGTCGAGTTCTGTCTCAGTGCTGGAATCTGAACGGTGTTGTAGATCCGCTCTTCGGCCAACTGAACGAAGTTCGGGATGTTCGCCACAAAAGACGTTTCCGTCGATTGAACGTATTCCTGAATCTGTGTCGAAAGTTGTGAATAGTTCATGTTGATACCGTTACGGTTCCCACAGTCCCAGCCGCGACCAGCAGATTGGGAGTTAGCGGATCGTCATACGCTTGTCCACCGCCTACTGGGTTCCAGCCCCACTGAATGTCTCGGCTTTCGATCAATGACTGATCGGGACGTGCGTCCTTGAGCGCCTGCGGGTCATCCATGGGAATCTTGCCCAACTGCAACTGCGGCTGGTCAACGTCCAAGCATTCATCGCAAACAAGGTTTCCGGTCCAAATCTGATCGAAGATCTCTTTCCTCAAAGCATGCAGTTTAAACTGGAATCCGCACATATCGCAGAAACCAATTGCATGTTTGCCAGAGGAAAATGGCTGGCTCATGTCAGAACCCGCCGGTCACACTCGATATGTAGGGCAAGAATCTGGAAGCCGCTTTGTCACGATCTTCGCCTGCCGCAAGTTCGAACTGTGCTTCGTACTCCGACTTCAGAAGCGGGATACGGTCTGCGGCTTCCGGCTTCTTCATGGCAATGTAGTAAGCCAGACCCGCTACCAGACAAGGCAAGAACCGGGCTGGCACATCCATGGTATTGGCTCCGCCTGCGCCCACATCCTGAATGCGGCGGATATACCAGTACGCCAAGGTGTAGGTCTGGACGTTATCCGGGACCGGCCACAGATACACAATCGGTGCATCGCGTTGGCGATCCACATAGATCTGCAGCGGTCGCCCTTGCGTCAACTTGTTGTTGAGCATGGCGTAGTCCGACACCGAGATACGGGCCAAACTGTAGTCCGCTTGCTGTGTGGTGTTGCCATCGTAGATACGAAGTTGATGTTCGATCAGATCGATGGTGTCTGCAGGCATAGTGTAGGTGTAGGTTCCCGGAGTCAGAACTTGGGTTCCCGTATCCACCGTCCACAGATTGATGCCACGGTTCTGCCATTCTTGCGCCATGAAGTTCATGGAGCGACGAGCGGTCCTCAGGTCATAACCTGTCCGCAGTTCCAACCCGGCGCGTTCATACGCTTCTTCGACGATCTCCGCGAAGTCCGGGTTAAACGTCGCTGTGCCGCTAGTGGCCATTAGCGATAGGTACCCTTGGTCTTGCCCTTGATGGCGCAACCATCAATGCGACCGCCCTTCTTGTAACCAATAGGGCCACCGCCCATCATGTCATCGCCCATACCCTTGGACTTCTCGATTTCAATCTTGGTGATGGAGTCTTCCGGGGTTCCCGGCATGCCCATCTCGCGCTTCTTTTTGCGCTCCATGAGTTTGCCGACGAGACCCAGTGCGCCCATGCCCCCGAGATCGTTCTTTTCCAATGCGCTGATCAAGCCTTGACCGACCAATCCCAAGGGCAATCCCTTGAGGCCAATGTCATCCAGAATGCTGGACTTCTTCTCCACCTCTACCGAAGTGGAACCGCCTTCCTGATAACGCTTCATTTTGCGATTCATACGAATCTCCCTCGCGTCTTACCACGTTGAGCAATGCCATCTAAACGACTAGAAACGAAGGATTTCACCGCTCCGCCACGTTTCATACCATCAACTTCTTTGGCTTCGCGTGCTGCCTTCAAAAAGGCTATGCGCTGTTCTTTTTCTGGCATATTCAAAACGCGCTTGCCGACATCGTACCGCCGTTTTGCGAGTTTGAGTCCTTTTGCTGCCGCCGAAGCACCACGAGCAGCGGGAACAGCCGACGCCACCGCTGCCATTGATTTCAAAGCGCGATCAGTGCTCTCTTGATCAATATCTACCGCGCCACGAGCAATTCCGCGCTGCTCTTTAAAGTCAGTTGCGCGATCACCGGGCAAACCGGGATTGGATCGACGCTTGCTCAACTCAGATTTAGCCTCTTCTCGCATACGAGCCGACGGCTCACCAGACTCATACTCTTGGAGAAATTCCATCGGGCTAATTTTGCGCGGCGAAGTATCACGAGTAACTGTCTTAGTACGCTTTGTTACCGGCATATCACTTTGACGCCCCGGCTTCGGGTTCTCTTCGTACCCAACTCCGCCGCCTTCCTGATAACGCTTCATCCTTTTCATGTTAGCCCCTCGTCAGGCCGCGCACCGCGCAACCATCAATGCGACCACCCATGGCTTTCTTCTCAGGCTTGGCCATGCCAGCCTCAGAGAGCGCAATGGCAATCGCCTGCTTGCGATTCTTCACCACAGGACCTTTCTTTCCAGAATGGAGAGTTCCTTCTTTGAACTCTCGCATCACCTTGCGAACCTTACCCGGCTTTTCAATCTGCTGGGACATGTTTGCT